GAACTCCTTGGCAGCAAGCCGCATCGCCGCCTGCGCCGGCCCGAAGCCACGCAGCGGCGAGTAAGGGTCCGGCAGGCGCAGGTGCCACACCGACTCCGCGGGCCAGGTCATGGCCGCGTTCCCGACGCCGTAGCTCCAAGACACGATGCGACTCGTGTTCGCGTCCACGTAGGGCGAGGCGCGCGTGCCGGGGATGCACAGGATCTCCTCGGGCATCTCCCCGCGCCCGACCGGCTCGTAGCGGTTCAGCGCCGGGTTCAGCTTCGACAGCAGCCACAGCACCTCGCCGTCGAGGTCGAGGTAGAGCGAGGTCAGCATCCACAGGTGCCGCTCGCTGATCCCCGGGTAGGGCTTGCGAAGCACCTCGAAGACCGGGCTCGAGGTGACCTCAGCCGCGTCGTCCTGCCGGTTGCGCCAGAGCTGGAGCTTGGTTTGCGCCCAAGCCCGGGCGCGCACCATCGCGCAGGCGTAGATCATCCAGCTCTGCGCGAAGGGAAGGGTGATCGCCTCGTCGCCACCCCCCTGGGCTTGCAGGTACTTGATGACCTGGCTCAGGTCGCCCGAAAACGCCGTGTAGGCACGCTCGACCACGGACCCCCCGCCGTCGCGGCGGAAAGGCTCCTGGGTAGACGTGCGGGCGGCCCCCAGCGGGGCCTTGGAGGTCACGGCGAGCCCATTGGCGGGCTCGACTGTAGCACAGCGACGATGCTACGGCTAGGGCGCAAGACGGGGCGGGGGCCGGCAGGTGCGCCCGTGGGACAGCCGGCAGGCGTTCGTGATTAGGGCCGAATCCAGGGCGGGTTCGGCCAATCTGCCGAACGCCCGACCTACCAGACCAGCACCCGCCCGGCCCGCAGGTACATGGCTACATACCGGGTCTCGTCCATCGCGTGGTCGTGCGCCTTGACCGGCTCGTCCACCTTCTGGCCGTCCCGGTTCTTCCTCCACTCGTAGGACTCGATTTCCCGCAGCCAGTGCTCACAGGACGGGTCCACCGTCAGCCGGGGGCGCCCGTCGCCGGCCAGGGCCAGCCGCTGCTGCACCACCTGGATCCCGTCCCACACGTCGTTCTCCGCCTCGACCACGGGCAGGCCCGCGTTGATCAGCTCGGCCCGCAGCTCCGCCGCCGCCGGGTCCACGATCACAGCCTCCGCCTCGGCCGCCCCCATCGCCCGCAGCACCTCGGCCTTGCGGCGGTTCAGCATCCCGGACTCGTAGTGCTCCTGGATCCGGTGCATCCGGCCATCGTGGTCCACCCCCCACTTCCCGATCGCGCAGGGGTTGGTGTAGCCGTCGTCGAGGCCAAAGACGATCCGGTCCCAGTCCTCGCTGCGGCGCTGGATCCCGTGCTCGCGGTCCCACATGTCGTAGACCAGGCCCTCGGCCCCGGCCCAGATCCCGAGGACGTAGCGCTTGCGCGCCACCCCCTGGAGCGTCTCCAGGTCGCGGACGTAGGCCTTGGGCAGGTACCAGTTCTCGAGCGCGTTGGTGCTAATCGCCTCGCAGTTCTCGGCCGCCTGGTGGCCCTGCGCCAAGCCAAATCGAGCCGCAGCCCAGTGCGTCGGCGGGCCAGGGTTGCATGCGCCGTAGATCTGGTTCGGCAGCCCAGGGATCGAGAGGCGGATACGACCCCGGAGCCAGGTGTAGTCCTCCTCCGAGAGCTGGACCAGCTCGTCCACCGCGGCCCCGGAGAGGTTGTAGGAACCGATCGACTCCGGGTCGTCGAAGCCGAGGTACACGATCTCGCCACCCCCGTGGATCTTAATCGTGCGGTCGGTCTTGTTCCAGGCGAAGCTGCCCTTCGGCAGGACCGGCGGCAGGCCGCCCTCGGGCTCGAGGAGCGTCTTCAGCGTGGTTGCCTTGAGGCTGCTGAGCTGCTTCCTCACCACAGCCTCCCGGGCCCCCGGCACGCTCGCCCGCATTGCCAGCTTGTAGCACAGCGCGCGCGTCTTCCCGGCGCCGAAGGCGCCCGAGTAGAGCAGCTCTCGCGTGCCCGAGCGGACGAAACGGTACTGCTTAGGCAGTAGGCGGATCGTGCGGTCCATCCGCCATCTCCTCGGCCGGCGGCTGGGCCTCCGCGAACTCGAACCGCAGCGCAGGCGCGTCCGCCGCGCCGCCGATGTGCACGGTCTTCGCCAGCGGGCCGTCCACGCGGTCAAGCACCGTCGGCAGCGGGCGCTGCTTGCCCATCGCAGCCTTCGCCATCGTGATCAGCGCCAGCAGGTCCTTGATCTTCGTGGACTTCGGCACACCCCACTGCTCCGCCTTCGCCGTGAAGTAGGCGTAGGCGCTACACGGCCGCTCGACCAGCTCGACCATGGCCGACGAGATCGGCCGCAGGTGCTTGTTCTCGGGCTGCTGAGCCATCAGGCGACCTCGACTCCGGCCGGCAAGACCCCCCGAGGCAAAGTCCCCGGGGGGTGCGAGTTGCCGCCAGCATGGCTTCCCGCTTGCCCAGACTGCTCGAGCAGGCGGACGAAGTCCGCGAGGCTCAGCATGATCAGCCAGTCCCCGCGGTTCTCCCGCATGGCGACAACGGGGAACGTGCGGCCAGTCTTCGCCGCGTCGCGCACGGCCTGGTCGTAGTAGCGCGCGACGCCGATCCGAGCGACCCGCTTGCACTCTAGGTGCAGGCCAGGCACATCGGTCAGCACGTCCGCCGCCCCGTCCTCCGCGTTGCCCTGGCGCTGCGCTGTGCGGCGGGCGCTGCGGCCCAGCTCGCTCAAGCGGTTCGCCAGTTCGCGCTCGCCCTCAGCGCCCTTGCGGCGGCTGTTGATCTTGCGCGGGCGCACGGGCTTCTTGGTGCGCTTCACAGCCGCGCCTCCTGGCGAGCACGCCACAGCGTGGCACGGTCGCGCTGGATCTGCGCCTCCTGCTCCAAGGCCGCGACGCGGCGGCGGACCTCGCTGAACCACACCAGCAGCACAGCGTGGATGGCGACGATCACCAGGAGAGAGGCAAGTTGCAGCAGGCTCATAGGTCCGACAGCTCCAACAGAAGCGCCTTCCGCTGCCGCCCCACCCAGACGACGATGCTGGCCAGCGACGGCGAAAGGTCAGGCAACAGCGCCTGCAAGCGGCGCGAGAACTCCATCTGGCTCACGACAGGCTTCCCGGTCTTCTCGGCGATCACGTACTCCCGGACCAGCCGCAGCATGGTCGGGTCGTGGCGCCAGGGCGCCTTCTCCCGCGAGCGCCGGCCAGGGCCCGGCTCCCCAGGGCGCCGCTCCCACAGCGCGCGCGCCAGCTCCTGCTCCGAGTCTTGTCTGGTCGTGGGGTCCACAGGGTGGGGAACGCGGCGGGGTGCCCCCCACCAGGAGGTTCTGGGCCCAAGTGGGCCCCGCCGCGTGGTGCGGAGCATAGCCGATTTGCTACGCCTCCCGGAGGGATAAGGCGCGCAATCCCAAAAGCAGCCCTCGATTTTTTAGCCCGAAGGCCAACGCACCCCTCCGCCGGTCCCCGGCTGGAGCAGCACCAAGCGCTCGCGGGCGCGGGTCAAGCCGACGTAGAACAGCCGCGTGATCGCGTCCCGCTCCCGCAGCTCCTGCTGCGCGCGCGACAGGTCCGGCGCAAGGATCACGCTGTCCGCTTCGCCGCCCTTGACCGAGTGGATGGTCCCGAGCACCAGCCGCGGGTCGGGGGCCTGGATCAGGGCCTCGGTAAGCGACCGGCCGGGGGCCAGGCGCTCGAGCGCCTTGATGGCGTACGGCAAGCTCGCCGCCTGGGTCCCCATCGTCGAGCTGGCGAGCCACCTAACCGGGTCGTCGGTAAGGGCGGCCTCAAAGCCGGTCCAGCTCTGCGGGCCTCCCCACAGGGCGTGCAGCTCCTCAAGGGTCACGCGCCGCCCCCGGTCGCCCGCCGGCGTGTCCTTGTAGAGCGCTTCGATCCGAGTCTTGGTCCCGCGGGGGAAGGCCTCCGAGCGCAGCGGCCGGATCCAGCGGGCCAGCTCGCCGACGGTCCACCAGCGGGGGCGCTCGCCACGCTCCTCTGCCCACATGGGCAACCCGTCCAGGAACTCCCGGGCGCGGCGCAAGATCGCCAACGGGTTCCAGGCCGCGGCGTGGGGGCGGTAGGGGTTGTGGAAGGGCACGCCGGCTTGGCGCAGGGTCTTGATCGCGCTGGCAAGCTGGTAGGCGCAGG